CTATCAAGAGTATGACATCGAGTGGGATGAATTTGAAGCGCAGATACTTTGGGATGCTGCGATTCGGTTTAGAGAAGCTGTCCTAGAAATGAAGATGCCTTACTGGGATGGAAGCAACTCGACACTAGAAACTATCAGGGCATTGAGTCCAGGCATCACTGACACCGAGGTTGACCTTGACGAATTAGGTATGCACTACATAAATTCGGTCACAGAATTTGAGAAGGCTAACGCCAAAATGACAGAGCTAAAAGCTAGAGTTATACAAGCAATGGATGGGGCAAAACGAGGTCTAATCTTTGGTGAGCATTGGCTCAGTCTTAGGTCAAGAGCTGGTGGAGCGCCTTACTTACATCAAGAAAAGGGGAAATAAATGTCAAAGAAATCTAGGAAACTACCTACTTTTGGCTGGCAACAAGACAACCATAAGGCTTCAACTAAAAGAGGCTATACAGCATGGTTACTAGAAAAACAAAAAGCAAAACAAGAATTGAAAGGGAAAATAAATGGCACACTTCAATCTAAATGAATATCAAACTGTTCAAGAACGCATAGACCTGTTTTGGAAAAAGTTTCCAGAAGGTCGGTTCAAGCTAGACATCGTTAGTCAGTCAGACTCGCAAGTCATTATAAAGGCTTCAGTTTGGAAAGACAAGAACGACAAGCACCCAACAACAGTTGACTTTGCCGAAGAACGCATTGGCACATCACCTGTAAACAAAATCAGCCATGTCGAGAACTGCGCGACATCAGCTTTGGGCCGAGCAATCTCAGCTTTAGGTGGAGAGTTTAGCCCGAAGGGTAAAAGACCAAGCCGAGAAGAAATGGACAAAGTTGCAAGAAACAGCAAGGCAACTGTAAAGGACTGGTCAACAATGGCAGATGCATTAGGCGATGACATTGAGGGTTTACGATTGTTATACAGCGAAGCCAAAACTGGTGGAGCATCCGAAGAAACACTCGACAAGATAAAGGCAATCGCTAATGGACTCGCAAGCAAGAAGGATACTGATTCAGTCAATCCTTGAATTACAAGAGTGCCTACAAGAACAATACAAAGAAGGCCACCTAACGAAAGTTAGCAACCTATGGGATTTACAAAGAGATAGAGCAGAGAGGCTCAAGTATGGAAATTATTACACCAGGCCACATAGTCGAAGAATTACAAAGGCTGACCAGGGAGATGGACAAGGGAGCTAACGCTCTCTACGATGCCGAGTGCAAGCTGGCAGACGCAGAATCGGCTTATGACCGAGCTGTATCTCTAGCCTTTATCAATAACTCAGGGACAGTTGCCGACAGGCAGGCTGTGGCTAAGTTGCAGTCGGTAGATGAAAAGCTGAAGGCGGACCTAGCAAGGGCTGAATACAACAGGGTAAAGACCAAGATGAGGGCCTTATCCGACCAAGCGACCATGATGGCTGTAATTAGCAAGAATGTCGAACTTCAGTGGAGAAACGCCTAGCTGGTAGCCTTATCGGGTGATAGCCGAATCATGCTCCTGTGGAGCCAAAATAAAGACTGATGATGCTCAGGCAGTCAAACTTGTGCGTGAGTGGCGGCGTAAGCACACCTGTATAACTGACAACTCCGACAACTCCGACATAATCGAAGCAGTCAATGGTGGCATGTCGGAAAGCACAATCGCTTTGGGATTCCAACCTGGTGAAATGCCTGCCAAGATTTATGACCCCTTCGATGACTAAAAAAGAATTTCAGAAATACCTAGCGCGTGACAGAGGTTGCTGGCATTGTGGCTCGACAGGCGATGACCTGATACCTCACCACAGACTCAATCGTGGCATGGGAAGTAAGAACTCGAAGGCTAGTGAGCCTAGCAACATAATTGTTCTTTGCTCACAGGCTAACGGCTTGCTTGAAAGCAACGCTAAGTTTGCTGAGCTAGGCCGAAAATTCGGTTGGAAGCTACGCAGCCACGAAACGCCGACTGAGGTAGCAATCTTCGGTCATGGTGGCTGGTGGCTACTAAATGACGACTTTACAAAAGATTTACTCGAAACAGAGGCAGAATACTTTTAGAGTGCTACTGTAAAGACATAACTGAATAAAAGAAGCCCCCTAGGGTCAAACCCTAGAGGGCAGACACCAACAATCGAGCTGTTGGCATCGCTACTAAGTATAGTGTGCCAGCCCAAAATGGAAGGCACATTTAGTGTTTAAGTGCAAAAATAAAAAAACTGAGGTGGCAATCTAATGCCGCTTATCAGAGGACACCACACCTTTGACGACCACTTTACTCAGATACCTAACGACTGGGTAAGGGACTCAAGGCTGTCGCTCAAGGCCATAGGGCTACTGACACAACTAATGTCGCACCGACCTGGTTGGAACATGAGTGTTAGTAGCTTGGCTCGGTTCAATAAGACTGGAGTCGACACAATCAAATCGGCAGTCAAAGAGCTTGAACTTTTAGGCTACCTAACAAGGTCAGACAAGCAAGAACACAACGAAGATGGTACTTTTGCAGACTATGTTTGGACTACTGCTGACCCGTTCCAAAACCCCGCTACGGTAAAATCCGTGAGCGGTAAACAGGACACAAAGAAGACTATTACTAAAGAAGAACAACCTATTAAGAATAAACCAGAGAATATTGATACTGGATTTGATAAGTTCTGGGAGCTTTACCCTAAACGAATAGCTAAAGCAGACGCACTAAAAGCCTGGAATAAAGCAATCAAGCGTAAATCCCCAGATGAGCTACTAAAACTGACTAAGGTTTACTCAGAAGGGAAACTACCAGACATGACCTACATTCCGTATCCAGCCTCTTGGCTAAACAAAGAACTCTACGAGAGCGTTGAAGAACCCAAAGAAAAAACACTAGCTAAGCCAATCTTCGGGAGAATCAAATGACTTACTTTGAGCAATCAGTAATCGGTTCGATTCTTCTTACCAACGGCAAGGCGCTAGAAGACCTAACGCTGACACCAGCAGACTTTGACGACCTGCAAAACGAGCGCATCTACAAAACCATGCTGGAGATGAAGTCGGCAAGACAACCGATAGATGTCCTGACAGTCGGTGCAGCTCTGCCAAAGCTTGCTAGCTATCTTCACGATGTAGTGACAGCAACACCAACAGCATCTTCGGTCAAGTTCTATGCCAACAAAGTAATCGAAGAAGCGACACGCAGAAGATTAGCTGTGGCTGGAACAATGATTCACAGCAAGGCACAACACGAAGACTTGGCTTCGGTTTTCGATTCGGCTAAAAAAGAAATTGACAACCTGATTGACAGAAACCAAGCAGTCAAGCCAAGCTATGTTGCTGACGAACTATTGCCATACATGGATGAACTCGACAAGCCGAAAGAATACCCAGAAAGCCCTTGGCCATCTCTAAACGAAATCATCTGTGGCTTCCGACCAGGTGCGCTCTACATCATCGGTGCGCGACCAGGCGTGGGTAAAACTATCGTTGGTTTACAAATTGCTTGGGAACTATCAAAGATTGGCCCTGTATCTTTCCACAGTCTTGAGATGGGCCGTAACGAGCTTTACAACAGAATCATCGCTAGCGAAGCTCAGGTTTACATTGGCAACATTGAGAAGGGAACACTTAAGGAACACGACTGGCTAAAAATTGCCAATGTGCGGACAAAGATTCAGTCACACCAACTTGCTATCCACGATAAGTCAGGCCAAAACCTTTTACAGATACGGGCGCTCGCAAACAGCGTCAAAGGCTCAGGCGACCTAAAGGCAGTAGTTGTTGACTATCTCGGTTTGATTCAAGATACCGAGCGAGGCCGTAAGCGTTACGAGATGATTACAGACATTAGCATCGGTCTAAAAAACCTTGCTAGGGATTTGAATGTGCCAGTCATTGCCTTAGCCCAGCTAAACCGAGGCCCAGAACAGCGCAAAGATTCTGAGCCTGACATGGCAGACCTAAGAGATTCAGGTGGAATTGAGCAGGATGCAGATGCTGTTATCTTGCTTCACAGAGTTTCTATTGCCGAGGACCAGTTTGAATGGCAAAAGAGCTGGATGGTAATGAAGGTCGCAAAAAACAGGCATGGCGCTCTTGGTCAAGTCGGACTAAAGTTTGAGGGCCACCTGTCCAGAGTGGTTGAAGGCTAAGATTATGGGGTGGATGACAATGTTGCCTTGTGCTGCCGATGCGGTACAACATGGAAGGTCAATACGCATAAACGCAAGCGTAAAGACCTCAAGTGCCAGTCCTGTCGGATGCACCGAGCCTTGGTCATCAAGTACGGGTCTGAGAAGTGCATACCTTGGCAGGGCGAGTTTGACAAGGAAACACTCACTATCCCGCTATTTGACGGCAAGCCAGTCTTGCCAGGCATTAGGTCTTGTGGACACCTTGACTGCACCAATCCCAACCATGTCATAGGTAGCCACTAGAGTAAAACAACAAATCGAAAGGAAAAAGAGATGGCAATCATCAAAGTAAAAGGCACAGTCACCAAGGTATTTTGGGAAGCTAAGGGCCTTATTGTCACAGAGTCATACACCACCAAAGCAGGCGACACAGTTGACAAGCAATTTACAGTCTGGCTAAAGCAACCAACCACGCTAGACATTGGCGACACAGTACAGGTTGAAGGCTTAATGTCAGTTGAAATTGAGCCTTGGATAAACCAAGATGGCACACCAAAGCTAAACCGAGAAGGTAAGCCTGGTCAGTCAATAAAGGTAAGTATCAATAACCCGCAAGTAATACCAGCAGAGCCACTACAAATTATCAAGGGTATCTTCGAGCCGACACACGAGCCAAGTCCGTTTTGAAAAATCTCCGTTGGCTAGTCCCAGCCCTCACCGCTGGCATACTAATAAACCTATCGCTGAATGAAATTAGCGTTCTTGATGGTTTGGGACTAGCTCTCGGTTTCTTCTATGCTTGGGCTGCCATAATGGGAGCATGGGACTTGTATGGCAGAGGTAAGCCTTAGCGTTTCGGGCGACCCAGCGAGCCAAGGCTCACACGCCATAATGTATGGCCGAATAGTCCAAGTAAACAGCTCGAAACATAAAGCGTGGCGTAAAGCCATTGTTCAACAAGCAATCGAAACCCTGCCAGAAGACTGGCAACCAATAGACGAGCCTTGTGAGCTAATCGTCAATTTCTACATGCCAAAGCCAAAGACAGTTACTCGGTCATTGCCAAGCGTGTCACCAGACCTAGACAAGCTCATACGAGCCGTAGGCGATTCTCTGACAGACTCAGGCGTTGTTGTTGACGACAGCCGCATAGTTCGCATCTCAGCCCGTAAGCTCTACGCGGAAGGCATTGAGCCAGGGGCAAGCATCCTGGTCAAAACACTCGATTAGCGCGACACGCCGAAAAAGGCAAAAAAACAAAATTCTTGACTAAATTCCTAAAAAACTGCTATTCTTTAGTTACAGCCGAAAGGTTGCTTACGAAGGGATAGAAGAATGACAGGCATCAAGATAGTGCTTTATTTTATAGCTCTAACGCTCGTGCTACTGATTAGCTGGGCGATTCAGGACATCCATCTTGGCTGGGGGTACACGCTAGGGATGCTAGGTGTTCTTGTGGCCTACTTTGTGGGTGTAAGCGCAATAGCAAAGAAGACAAACAAATGACAGAAAAAGAACTAGCAGAGAGAATCATTGACGAAGCTCAGAGTTGGACTCAAAAGCAGTTCACCCTGACACCAGGAGTTCCTGGTCCAGACTCAGCATCAGAACATGACGCTAGAGCAAGAATCGAACTAATCGAACACATCAAGCAAACCTACAAAGAAATGAGAGAAAATGCCTAACTACAATCCAGAACCACTTGAGTTCGCAGTAAAGGACTTTCAGCCTCACCAGTACAACTTCGGTGTAGCTAAGTCAGACGGAATCTACATGGGCAGGATGCTTATGAAGAACGAAGTGCTAAGTCTTATCAAGGCCGCGTACCCAGTTCCAACAAAAGCAATCGCCAGAATAATTGAAATCGTGGACAACATTGAAATCTATGTTGACCCTGAGTACAACATCTCATCGAGGTAGCCATGAGCCTGACACCCTACGCAGAAGGTTTTTACGCTGGCATCCGTTACCAGCGCGATAACATCCTTGACTACATTTCCATTCACGAAGACCAAGGCAGCACAGTCACATCTCAAGACATTGTTGACGAGATAAACGGACAGTACAAGAGAGAGATGAACGCAAAGGTCAATGCCATGATGGATGGCAGCATTGACAAACTTATCAAGAACCTTGACGAGCTGTCCTACACAGTCAGCAACATTGAGAGGCAAGCACAGGAGATAGTTACTGAGGTGAATAAGAAACTATGAAGTCATCAATAAAAGGCGTACACCTAAGCACTAACTTTGACGCAACAGTCATTAGATACTTTGACGAGAACGCAAAGCTATTGCTCTCGAAGCACAATGACTACGGCCCGACCAACATTAGCAACGCACCTGGTGGGCCTATCAATGGCCTACGAGTCAGGATGCACGACAAGCTGGCAAGAATCAATCACCTAACTGACTCAGGCAACGAACCTGAGCATGAAGCCTTGAGGGATTCTTTCATTGACCTTGCAAACTACGCAATCATCGGTTTGCTTGTCTTAGACGGAGAGTGGCCTGACAAATGATTGGATGGCGACCTAACCGAGAAGAACGCAAAGCTCGTAAGAAGACCATGATTTTTGCCAAAGGTTATGCCAGAGGCTTTGAGCAAGGCTCAGCCGAGATGAAGGAATACCTCACCGAGCAGATTATCTACTCACTCAATCAAGATGCTGTCCTAAGAATGACAGTAGATGTTGACACACTAGAAAGAGTCGTTGAAGTTATTGAGGCGGTGAGGGACATTGGCAAGACACAGAGCTGAGAGGCAACCAATCAACTGGCGCATCATGCGAGTTCACTGGGCATACAAGACCCTAAGATTCAGAAGAATGATTAGGACACTACTTTACAAAGCAGTCAAATAAAGCTATTTGGCTCTAAGCTTGATAGAAAGAACCGAAGGGGGCAGAAATGCTAGAGGGAATGGAACCACAAGCAAAGAAACAGTCTTGCAAAGTAAGAACAGTTCTTGATTCATTAGAAGCTAAGGACAAAGAAATACTTGTCCAGGCGTTAGCAGATACTCAGTGGACCGCGAGCGCCTTAGCAAGAGAACTAACTAAAAGAGGCATACCAATCAGCGAGAAGCCAGTAATGGCCCATAAAAGAAAAGGATGCTCCTGTGCTAGATAACTTAGAGCCAGCACCAAAGGTCACGCCACCTAAAGACTGGCGACCTGCTGTTCAATTTGACGGCACGACTGGTGAGGCAACCACTCCACCAACCACAGGCAACCAACCAAACTTTGATGAGTTCCTAATCGAGCAGGGATTCGACCCTAGCAAGATTGAGATTTACGGACCAATCCGCACTAGCCGTTGGCAACAGCGTGAAGGTGGAGATTGGCTTGTCAGTTGGCGCTTCAACTTCAGAACACGCTCTGAAGTCGAGATTGACTTACCACTGCTCTATTCACAGGCTCGCAAAGGCATCAAGGTTGCAAAGCCAAAAGAGAAGACAGATAAGGCTGTTGTTGTTTGCTGGTCAGATACTCAGACAGGTAAAGCTGGCGACATCCGAGGTGGCACACCTGAGCTAATCGAACGCATCGCAGAGAAGCAAACCAAGCTTGCCGAATACTTACAAAAAGAAAAGCCCGACCATATCTACTTTCTAAATGTCGGTGACAGCATTGAAGGCTTTGAGTCAGGCGGTAATCCCAACAGAACCAACGACCTCAGTTTGATGCAACAGGTTGACCTTGAGGCAACTTTTGAATGGGAAACTCTAAAGCTGATGGCAAGATACGCACCTGTTACAGCAGCTTCGGTTGGCTCTAACCATTGTGCTTGGCGACAAGGCAGACAGAAGCTAGGAACGGCTACCGATGACTGGGGTATACACATCCAGCGACAGCTAGCAAGACTTAGCTCAGAGGTTGGCTTGCCAGTCAAGTTCTACGAGCCACAACCTAACGATGAGTCTTTGGCTCTCGATGTATGGGGTGACAACCAAATGATTCTAGGTTTAGCTCATGGACATCAAGCTTCACGCCCTGATGGAATTGTCCAGTGGTGGCGTAACCAGTCCCATGGAAACCAGCCTGTAAAAGACGCAGACATACTTATCCATGGTCATTTTCACCATCTGACCGTCAAGGAATCTGGCAGAAGAAACGACCATAGCCGATGGATAATTCAGTGTCCAACTCTTGATGCTGGCTCAAGCTGGTATCGAACAGGCATGGGTGGAGATGACAGCGACCCAGGCTTACTGGTTTTTCCATTGACCAAGGGCGAGAACTTTAGCGGGACAGTTCACAAACTCTAATGCCAATCTACGACTACAAGTGCAACACCTGTGACCTAAAGATGACACTCATAAGAAAAATAACCGAACCCACTCCGATTCCATTGTGCGCTAACTGCGTCAAAGACCTAGTTAGGGTGTATGACGCACCTGGAGTCAGCTTCAAAGGCACAGGCTGGGCTGGCAAAGAAAATAAAAAATGAGGGGGGGGTATGCTCAAAGCATGTACTACAATAACTCAAAAAAAATCGGGGGGCCGTTATGCCTAAGATGCCTTGCCTAGTTTGCAAAAAACTAACAGACGGAAACTCACGCTGTGATGCCCACCAGAAAATGTGGGATGACGAAGCCGAAGCTAAACGGCGAGCGCGTAAGCAAGCTACTGGTCAATACTCTGGTGACTATAAGGCAAGAGCAAGGATGGTTCGAGAGAACGCTTATGTCTGCCATCTCTGCAACGAAGGCCCAAGACTCAATGACCCTTGGCAAGCAGACCACATAAACCCTGGCGACCCTTATAGCCCACTAGCTGCTGCCCATCGGTCTTGTAATGCTAGACGAGGCAACAAGCCAATCAAAGATTCGGTTGAAGACTAAAGCAAAATTCGGTCAGGATTCGGTTGGAAAGTTTTAGGATTCGGTTGAAAAATTCCAAGATTCGGTTGGAAACATTCTGACAGACTGACCCAGACGGCCTATCGAACACTTGTTTCGAACACTTGTTCGAACGACCCCGCGCGTTTTTTCGAACGCCTGTGCGAAAGGCCGAAAGCCTGACAAGGATACAGGCAACCCGAAACCGCGACAGATTGAAGCGCCGAAACACACACACCGCGACAGGGTGAGAGCCTGCCACGCAATCACACACACAAACAGACCGACAACACCGACAACACCGACAGGCGAAAGACAGCAACCCGCGACACGCTCGAAGCAAAAACCCGCGCCCTATCTTGAAGACACCTAGACAGCTACCCCGCGACAGCCTGCCACGCTAGACACATATAAGAGGTAAGAGCGCCCGCGACAGGCCAAACCCCGCGACAGGCCGAAACAGGGCAAAAACACCCGCGACACGCCGAAGACAAAAAAAGGCAAAAAAACTTGAAAAAAAGCAAAAATTGTGCTATTTTGTTTACATAGCCAAACAGGCTACAAAGGGAAAGGGAAACACAATGTACAAACTAGAGCTAACCGCAAACCAACTAGACGCCATTTACTACGCGATTACAGTTCACCGCGGAAGTTATGACGGCTGGAGCGAACAAGACCTAACCGAATATGACGTTAAGCGCGAACTCTTAGCGCTTAGACAAGTCGAAGCAAAACTAGACAAGGCAACAGAAAAGGCGGGCAACTAATGAACAAGGTAGAAGAAAAAGCAAACGAACTAATCGCAATCGCGCAATCTTACGGGATAGAGTGCGAGCTAACAGGCGCTAACCCAGAATGGTCGCTAAAGGTTAAGTATAAGGTTGGGCCACTTTTTTACAGTGTAATAAGTCGCGACCACCTAGGAGAAATAAGAATTACTAACTGGGACAAGTCAGACGGAAGACTGAACCGCGTGTTCTCACCATTCCTAAAACAATACTTTGAGCACTACGCAAAACTAGAAAAGGAAAACGCATAATGACCGAACAAACCGCAACAATACTAAACCGCTTACTTGCTAAGGCCGTAATTGTTTTACTAATTGCTAGCGCCTTAGTATTGTCGCCGATAATCTTGGCAGGCATTGAGCTACTAGGAAAGGCTTAACAATGATTAGGTGCGAAATGGCAGGGTGTGTTTATATGGCAGATGTTGTCGCTAGCTACGATAACGAAATTTACGGGCCAATGGAACTTGACTATTGCCAAAGTTGCGCGGACTACTTAGCCGAAGACCTTTCTCTAGAGGTAAAACTTACACCTTACGCAAACAAAGAACTAAAGCTAAATAACTAACGACAAACAGAAAAGGGATAACACAAAATGACACCAGAAACAAAACAGACTGAACCGCTTTTTTCTGTGTGGGTAGCTGGCGGAGAAATAAACGACTACTACCTGACACGCGAAGCGGCCGAAAGAGTGGCGAAAGCTTGGAGAGATTACGGATACCCTGAAGCAACAATTAGAGAAGAAAGGGAACTAGAAAAATGACAACGGAAACAAAAACTAACCTAGTTGCTTGGAACGGCGAAACCTACAAGGGCGCGGGCGACTGGTACGACAAGTTCAAAAATGACGAAGACTGGAAAGAGTACACCGAAGACTTAGACAATGACGAATTACTAAGATTGGCAATGTACGCATATAACGGCGGGTGGGGATTAGTACCCGAAGACCTGCCCCTATTTATAGCGCAAGAACAAGACAATTTTAGAGGCGAAGCCGAAAGCGAAGAAGAATTTACTCGCGAACTATTAGAGGAAACAGGCGACATCTCTAAAGACTTGCCTCACTATATCGTTATTGATTACCAAGCCACTTGGGATAGAAACCTTAGACACGATTTCTTCTCTTACAAGGTAATAGACATAGACGGAACTTACCGCCTGTTTTTTTGGTGGGCTTACTAAACAAACAAACAAGAAAGGGAAAAAATGGGACAGTATCACAAGCTAATAAACCTAGACAAGCGCGAACAGGTAAACCCTTATCCGCTAGACCTAGGCGCGAAACAATACGAACAAACAGGAACAGCGGGAGATTTTGGAGACGCGTTATACCTTCTCCTTATGACCTCACCAAATAGAGGCGGGGGCGATTGGGAACACTTTCCTAGTCTGTCGGGCCGTTGGGTTGGGGATAGGGTAATCGTTTTAGGCGACTACACCGAAGACGAAGACCTGCCAAATTACCCGAAAGCAAGCAAGCTATACAGCGAGAGCAAAGACTGGACTGATATCTCTGATGAGGTAGCGCAAGCCTTGAAAAAAGTTTTTGACTTTGTTGAAACTTGGCCGACAGTAGCAGAAATAACAAACAACTAAACAACAAACAGAAAAGGGAAAAAACAAAATGAACAATGAAAAAGTAGAGATATCAAAAACGACAGCTTGGGCAATTCTCGAAGCAATGTCTGACTGGTTGGAGTGGATAGACCGCTTAGACGAAAGAACCCGCAGAGATGTTATCGCGCTAGATGAGTTAGTGAAAGCGCTAGACGCAGAGCAACACTTGACGGATAAATGGTACACACAACAGAAAGAAAGCGCGGAACTAAACAAAGCGCACAAACTAGCAACAGTACAAACAGAAAAGGCGGGCGAATAATGAGCAATAAAGACAAATACGACAATAACGGAATATACAAAACTGAGGACCTAATTGAACTATTTTGGGGACTACTCAAAGACGGCTATACAGGGTTAGGCTTTGGGCTAATCCTTGACCTGATAGAGCGAGATGTGAAAGACATTAGACAGGAAAGAGAAGAAAGGGCAACCAATGGCGAAGATTAGCCTCATGGAAGTAATGGCTATTGTTTGGGAATGTGAAACCTGTCAAATACAATTTGACACACAAGCGCCAATCTATGAAGAAATAAAAGGTGAATTTGTTTATTTTAGTTGCCCATCTTGTAGCCATGATTACAGGATTGAGTTAGAGGAAACGGCGAGAAAATGACAACAGACACACTAGAAACACACGCACACAAACTAATAAAAATCAAGCAACTATTGTTTGAACTATTGTCTACACATTACGCCCATGAAGTAGTTATTGGGCGCTACACCCAATCAGCAGAAGCGCCAGAATATGAAAAAGTTCACGCTTATTATCTTGAGTGTTTAGAGTGCGACAAAGAACTAATTTATATACCAACAAATGAAAGGGAATAAAACAAAATGGGAGCAATGAAAAGAGAACTAGAAAGATTAGCCAATATTGTAATCTACGGAAACGCGGAAACAATAGAGCGCGAGTTTTGGCTAGTAGACGGGTTAGGCGGAAGCTTGACAGTCTTAGCCGAAGCAATAGAAATGGCGCGTTATATCGGCCCGCTTTGTGAGTGTGGCGCGGATTATCACGCGAGATTGACTGAGCGCTTTCCTGAATGGATACAAGATACAAACGAACAAAGCGAAGGGGCGACAGTTGCCTAACGCAAACAGAACCCGCGCAATGCTAGCCTCTCAAAAGCTAAGAGTGAAGACAGACCCGCAACCAACACCCGAAGCACCGAAGCTAACAGCGGAACAAAGACGCGAAATGTACGCGCCTAAGTCCGCGCTAGCAATTATTCCGAAGCGCCCGCCAATGCCCGTAAGAGTGGCAAAGACGACAGCAAAGGCAAGCCTAGGATTTTTGGGAATGATGACGGCGATAACGGCGGGCATATTGATAGGAGAAACCAAAAAGGGCGTTAGGTCTTAGACACACACACGCAACACAGGCAACCCGCTTAGGCTACGGCTTAGGCGGGTTTTGTCATACCCTAGACGGGGCAGGGGGGGCAGGGCAGACCCTACTCGAAGCAAAGACAGACAGCCAAGCAAGGCAGGAAAGACAGGCAAGCGCCACGCCTAGCAGATACAGCAAGCAAGGCAACAAGGCGCGAAAAGAAAAAGGAAACACCAGACCAAGGCAGACAGGGCAGGCCACGCCCTAGCCACTAGCCACGCCCTAGACCTGCCACGCCTGCCAGAGCTAGGCCCTAGCTAGCAGTAAAGCTAAGGCAACAGCCCAAAAAACGCTACAAGCCTTATACAAGCCACTAAAAAAAATACCTAGGGAATCACTAGGGCGCAATTCTGGCGTGCCTCGTACGGGCCTTACACGCCCGCAAACCTAACCAATACAGCTACCCCCTAGGCATAGCCCCTAGGGTGGGGGGAATCCTAGCTAGCACTCGGCCACCGACAC